TCGGTTTCTCTTTCTTTTTTTCTTCCTCCTTTACAGGATCAGTCATTAGAAATAAGTATAACTTATTCTATGTAGCCATTATTTTACCACAACATCCTTCAACATGTCAAGATAGGCTTTCCTACATCCCTTAATACCTTTCCAATCGTCATTCAATGCTGCGTTAATATACTTCAACAAAATCTCAGAATCATATCCATACTCTTCCAACCTAGCAACCATCTCTGTATAATTATTACCACCAAAGACACTCTCAAATTTAGCTGATGTCTTCTTACTTAAGTTGGTGAACAAAGATTTATCCCACTGGTATACTAAATTAAAGATACCAGATTCCTGATAGTACATCTTTCCATCCATGATAACTGCTTGACAGTCCCACTTCTTAGATCCTTTTGCTTCCTTAGCAACATCTCTTTGATAATGCTTTGTTATTTCTTCTACCATTGCAGACAACTTCATTGGTTGTGCAACAAATACTATAGTCTTCTCTATACCACCTAGTGTGATTAACTTATCGCTACCTTTCTGTGTATATCTTTTAGGAAATGTTTCAGCACCAAATAATTTCGTAGTCGAATAGTCACTAAGGTCATCATAAAAAACTGCTGTACCTCTAATGAGTACAACAGGAAGTCTACTACCTTTAACAATAGCGTAATGTAATTGTGATTGTCTAATAGATGGTTGGTACTCTAGTAAAGTATGTCCACCAGCACTACACCATTCTTTACATACAGTATGAGCTCTAGCACCAATGCAATGCACAGTTGCTTTGTGACCTGGAAACCCAGTATCAAATGTTCTTAGGGCAGTCGTCGCTGTTTTTACAGAAGCATCATCCTCTGCTTTAACAACAATATGAGGTAACCAATCCATTTACTCACACTTTTTTAGTTATTTAGTCTTCTTCCTGTGAGTAAATTGGTGGACCAAAAGACTTATATTCGATAAGTTGTTTATAAAAAATGAGTTGCTCTTCAAGTTCCTTATTTTCCTTTTCAAGGATCTCAATGTGTTCTTCGTAAATCGTATACATTTAAGCTCCGTCGTCATGATCCCATTGATACTTCATATCACTGGGGTTTTGGGGGACCATCATATACTTATTGCCATCTGGTTTTTCAACTAGAATGACTTCACCTTCCTCCACTAGCTTTATATAGTGATTTTCCTTTTCCTTAAGATCCTTTTCCTTAATTTCAATCATTGCATTACACTCCAGAACTGACCCTCCTTTGCATTCTTAGGATACTTAAAAGTAAACCTTTTATCTACGCAATCAGAAGTACAGGTATTAGTTTCACCTAACCATTGAACAGGAAACTCTTCCTCTACCTTGTAGAAACGGCAGTCATTTACGTTAGTTTGTATGCCTACCCTACCCAATGCTTTAGGTCGATAGTGCCATACATTATACCATAAAGACATCCTACCTTTGTTCTGGTTAGGACCAACCCCATGTATATATCTGGGGTTATATGTAAGCATTGTACCCTCTTCTGGGTATGAAAATACCATCTCAGAAGGTGGGAATTTAAGTAACTCCCTATCATACTTACCGTTAATTGTATCTAATATCATACTAGGACTTGTATGATTTGTCAAATACAACTCAACAGAACAGAAAGGATACTTCATCTCACCTTCATTCTCTCTTCTGGTCATCTCATCATGATCAGAATGAAATGCTATCATCCGTTCATCTTCATCGAAGACATGAAACCACCACTCAAATCCTACAGGTCTACCATAGGGTATACCAGACAAATTATAATTGTCTTTTAAATAGAAATCAAATGAATCTTGAATATATCTCTCAATAATATTCTCAGGTTCATCATGTATACCTATCCACATGTTACCAGGAAGAGGATTAAAACTCTCAACCTCTTTCCTTATCTCTAAAAGAGATAGTGCATCCACGGTAGATGGATAGTTACTTACAATCATCTAATGTCAACGTCAATCATTCTGGTTGTTCTCTTCTTAGGTGCTTCCGTACCTAACTTAAGTTCAGGTTCTTTCCTAACAGGATTAGCAACCTGAATAACATAGTCCAAGTTATTACCTCCCATTATATCACCTTTCACGTAAGTCTGGTTGGAACAACCACAAACTTTATAATCATGCTCATGAAGTGAACTAATAGTAGTATTGCATAACTTGCAAGTTACTGTTATCATTGTTTTTTTCTAATGTCTACAAACAAAAAGAGCATGTCATCATCAGAATAATTATATCCTTCATGGACATGATCCATTACATCATATATTTGAGGGACTCCTTCTTCCCAAAAAACTTTTTCTCCCTTCCAAATCATATAACATTCATTGGATGGAATGTATAGTGGTATTTGTATGCGTTTGTAATGTATTCCGTATACTGGTGGGTCTTTATGTGGTCCCAATTCTGTGCCAGGTTCAAAGCAAGCAACGGTTGCGAAGACTACCTCTTCACTGTTCAGAATATCTGCTGCCCTTTCATCTCTAACAACAGATCCTCTGACCCCGCCACCATTTCTATTAATTGCCTTGAGCCAACAGAAGTATATATCTTTATTGGAATATCCAACTGCAGTAGGTGCTATGCGTAAAGGAAACTCTTGCTGTGCTGCCCACTCATACAAATAATATATATCACTTTTCTTCATCAAATCTACCAAGCACCATAATACTAGGATTATCTGTTTCTATCCACTCATTCCACTCCATGTATAAAGCAAACATATCATCATACTCTTTGGATAGACATAGTTCATCACTACGTGCTTCCATCCATTGAAGTAATTGATCACATTGATTTTTAATCTCAGGAGGTGCGTTGTTCATTGTAATAATCCTTCTTCATATACCGACCAAGAATGTTTGAATTATAATAATTCTCATCCTCACTCAGTACATTATTTAGGAACAGTTGTCTAGTCTCTTCGTAGTTTACCCACCCTTTCGTTCGATGGAGACTGAGGATTTCTCTCTTAAAAACTGATCGTCCAAGTTCTTTAACGTCTGACTTAAGTTCCTTAGAACTTCCGTAGTAGCGTTTCCAGTCACTCTCAGTCTTAACTTTTCGTTTCCCACCTCTAGGCTTTCTACTACTGGTAAAGTATTTACGTCCGATGTATTGTTTACCGCTTTGTAAATTTGTAATCCTGTAGACAAAACCGAAGAAGTCGCCAATATCGTTAGTAGTGAAAGCTGTATTTTTGAAGATCCAAGGGTTCTCATAATCAATCTGCGTATCCGTCATCGTCATCACCACTATACCATTGTTCTCCATTATTGTCAATGTATGCATCTTTGTCTGCATACACTTCCGTCTTTAATTCAGATAAGAGATCCTCCAGTTCTGTAATCAATTGTTTTAATCTACTTCGTTGCATAAAAAATCCCCGACTACATTATGTAGCGGGGACGAAACTACGAGACTGAAAAGGTTAACTTATTTTGTAGATACAAGCGATTTTGAATGCTTGTGACCACGGTAAATAAGATCTACTGAACTGGTCTCTTGGTTTTTACGAGCGTCAGTGTCATACTTGACACCACGATAAGTGACTTGTGCCATTGGCTTTCTCCAAAGTAGTAGGGTGTTTAGTCCGTTCCTTTAGTCGGCTTTTGCGTCCTCCGAAGAGGATGAACGATCCGTTCCGAGTCGGCTTACTTGCGACCTCCTAAGAGGTTGAACGTAAAGGTATGTTAGCATACCCATACTATATAGTCAAGCTTTGTTGTATTTCTTGATACTAAAAATACAATCTCCATACTCCGTCACACTTTATACCATGTCCCTGTACAGTTAACCGTCTATCATTTGGTGTGACCTTAACACCTGGCATCATCTGGTGTAGTAGATGCTTAAAGAAGTATGTCATCTGACCTTCATAGTATTTGTTAGCAGTAGGACTAACATCAGGTCTCTTATTCTCATTGGTATTATAATTGAAAATTGATGGGTCAACCTCAACATCCCATGTATAAAGACCACCACCATGCGTAGGTAACTTAACTGGTATAGTCCAAGTCATTTGATTATCTAAGTCAGCATGATTAAATGTCTGCCAATACTCCCAGTGTTCTTTATATTGAATGTCAACATGGATACTACCAAGTGCAGTCTCAAATAACTTTACATGACCTTCAGATATAACTTGTCCTTTCTTAGCAGCGAAGATATGAAATCCAGGATGAGCAAGTACATCGTCTATGACAACAGGACAACCAAACTCTTCCTCAAACTTCTCACAAATTATATCATACATCCATCCAAACTTCTTCTTCAAGACTGGGTTCATTACCGTCTTAAGTTTATGATACCTTGAATAATTCTCAACAGCATCCAGATATGATACAGCACCTAACGTCCAGAAAGGTGCTCTAATACTTTTAGTATTATTCTCGTATGCAAATCTAGGTGTACAACTCCTATTGATCCAAAGAGAATCTATTTTATCTAAGGTATCTTCTATTCTCTTACATTGATCAGCAGTAAAAACATCTACTCGCTTTAAGTGAGAGTTACCATACTGTGCTTCTACTGGATGAAATGTATTCTCATCTTTTACATTAAATATATCTACCTTATACTTCTCTAGAGTATTCTTATCCATATTTTTTTATACTCTCTTCCCACTCCTTCAGACTACTCTGACAGTTAGGTGGTTCAGGATCTGGTGGGATCCCCTTCATCCTCTTCCACTGCTGATACATCGCTTGGAGTAACCAACTCTGACTCAAGGATTTGGGACCATCCTTCAAAAGCTGGATTTGAAATTGAGATAGACCAGCCTTCATCTCCAAATACTCCTGTCTCCACGAGTTCTGGTGCGTACTGTCTTCGTTCTTCATCTTCCCATTGCTGTACTATATCTTTTGCTTGACGATCAACGTCACGCATTGTATTTTCTATTTTAACATTAAACCACCACTTTTTCAAGTATAATATAAACCCAAGAGCAACACCTTGGACAAACCAATTCTGTTTCCTTGCCCATCTCTCTGCTTTCAAATACCAAGTGTCTTTACCAGGTCCAAAAGACCTGTTAACCTCCAGCATATTTGTCCCAGTTGTGTTCTGCAGATTCGATGATTGCCCTCTTAAGTTCTTCAATATCCCATCCATCTTCTCCTCCACTCTCATAAACTAAATCCTTTGAAGGTATCTTTTTCGAGGTCTTGTTTAATTCCTCCGATGACATATGATTCAATCTCCGTCTCCTGTGGTGCATTCTGCTGGCTCTTACTATTTAACCAGTACTGTGTCCATGGTAAAGGATTGTTTCTTAAAGGAATGTCATACAATGGATCGAAACCAATCGCACGTAGTCTACGGTTAGCAGTAAACTCTACGTACTGTGATAATAATTTTTCATTAAGTCCTATCATGCTGCCATCCTTGAAGAGATATTCTGCCCATGCCTTCTCTTCTTCAACAGCATTCTTAAACATGTTTATGACGTTGGGTTTTTCTTCTGCAGCGATTTCCACCATTTCTGGATCGTCACCATCCTGCCACGCTTTGATGATCTGTTGAGTAAGGACAAGATGTTGGCTTTCATCTCTGGCGATAAGAGAGATAATCTTAGCTGATCCTTCCATAATCTTGAGTTCACCAAATGCAAACGAGCAAGCGAAGGAGACATAGAACCTAATGCCTTCAAGAATGTTGACGTTGAGGATTGCTCTATAGAGTTTTCTTTTGAGTTCTTTTCTGTCATAAGTGCCTGAGATGTGCCCTTCGGTGGCCATCCTCCAGATGTTGCCGCTGTCATATTCATGTGCATGATTTATTAATTCATTATAAGCTGAAGTAACTGATTCTGCACGCTTTAGTATCTTTTCATCACCAAGTATTGTGTTGAATACCTCACTTGGATCAGGATATACATTCTTAATAATATGAGTGTAGGATCTGGAGTGTATCATCTCCATAGTTTCCCACACTGTCATGGCAGATTCCAATTCTGGAAGAGAACAGTAAGGCAAGAATGCCATACCTGGTCCACGACCTTGTACACTATCTAGCATAATTTGATACTTCAGATTAGAAGTATAGATATGCTTTTGCTCTGGTGTCAGGGTTTTATAATCTGCCCTATCTTTTTGGAGTGATACTTCCTCTGGTCTCCAAAAATATCCTAACTGTTGCTGTGTAAGTTTCTCAAAGACAGGATACTTATATTCATCATATCTTTGGAGACCTAATGGTTGTCCAAAGAACATGGGTTGTTTCTTATTATCAACTGGGTTGGTATTGAATACCGTTACCCCTTTGAACTTATCCTCATTACTAACTTTATACATTAGATCTTACACGATTCACATTCATCTTCATCGGCAGTTTCAATTTCATTAATAAGAGCTTCAAGGGCTGCCACCTTTGATTCTCCTACATTATCATGCCATCCTATTGGATGTGCTGGTTCGTCACTATCACTCTTAGCATCATATGTATTCTGATAATAAGATGTCTTCCAACCATACTTATATGTATTCAACAAATCAGTAGCCATAACTGAGACAGGTACCTCATTGTTAGGAAACTTCTCTGGATTATAACTCCAGTTACCAGAAATTGCTTGGTCAAAGAACTTCTGTATCACAGCAGTTACTTTAATATACCCATCGTTACTAGGCATATCCCAAAGTAAAGTATAATTATTCTTTAGATGTGGATACCCTGGAACAATCTGCTTAAGAGGCCCTTTCTTTGATTTCTTAATGGACAGGTAATCTCTAGGTGGTTCGATCCCATTGGTTGCATTTGACACAACGGAGCTGCTCTCCGAAGGCATTTGTGCTGACAGTGTTGAGTGCCGTAACCCATGGGTTCGTATGTCCTCCCGTAAACTTCCCCAATCACATGATAAGTCATTTGGAGTGATGTCATCTACGTCCTTTTTATACGTATCTATAGGAAGAACACCATCAGCATACTTAGTTTGTTGGAAACCTTCACATGCACCCTTCTCTTGTGCTATCTGATTAGATGACTTAAGAAGATTGTACTGAAATGTTTCAGTCAAATCATGTACTAACTTCCATGCTTCAGGATCCTCATACTTAACACCATTCTTAGCAAGATAATGTGCAAGACCAATGTATCCTATCCCTAATGACCTACGTGCCAAGGTACTACGCTCTGCAGCCTTGACTGGATACTGCATGTAATCAATTAGTTCTTCCAGACCTCTTACAGCAAGGTCACAGAGTTCCTCCATCTCAGATAGTTTATTAACCTTACCTACATTAATCGCAGAGAGAATACACAATGCTATCTCACCACCTTGATCGTCAATATGATTGATAGGATCAGTAGGTAGAGTGATCTCCTGACAGAGATTACTCATGTTAACTTTATCCTTAAAGGATGAATGACTATTACAATGGTCGATATTCATGATGTATATACGACCAGTCTCTGCTCTCTCCTTCAATAGGTCAAGGATTAAATCCTGTGCTTTAACCTTAGACTTAGGAACACTAGGATCTTCCTCATACTTTACATATAAATCGTCAAAGCTTTCTGTACCAAAACTATCATACAACCCTGGCACATCATGAGGAGAAAAAAGCGTGATCTCCTTGTTAGTAATAAACCTTTCATAAAATAACTTACTAATCTGTATACTATAGTCGAGTTTCCTTACTCTATTATCCTCTGTACCCTTATTGTTCTTGAGTACAAGGATGTCTTCTATTTCTTGGTGCCAGATTGGGAAGTGGACAGTTGCTGATCCACCTCTAACGCCATTCTGAGTGCAACATCTGACAGTCGCTTCAAATTTTTTGAGAAACGGTACGACACCTGTGTGTTGAACTTCGCCGCCTCTGATTTTGCTGTTGATGCCACGTACTCTACCTGCGTTGATGCCAATTCCCGCCCTTTGTGCAACGTAGTAACCAATAGCCATGTCACTGCTGAAAATGCTGTCAATCGTGTCATCAACATCAACGAGAACACAGGATGCAAATTGTCTAAGCGGGGTTCGCACCCCTGCCATGACTGGTGTTGGGATGTTGATTCTGTGCTTGCTGATTGCGTTGTAGTATCTTCTGACATGATCTAACCTTGTCTCCTCTGGATAGTTTTGGAATAGAGTTACCGCTATCATGATGTACATCTGTTGAGGGGTCTCATACTTATCCCCTGAACTTCTATCCTGTACAAGATACTTGTCAACTACTTGACGTAGACCAGCATAGGTAAACAGATAGTCACGATCATAATCAATATAACTATCTATCTCAACCCACTCCTCTGGAGTATACTTCGTAGCAATACCAGGATCATATACACCTGCTTTAATACAATTCTCTACATGAATACTAAGAGGTGGTGGTGTATCTGGATGTCCATGTACACTCTTCTCCAATCCAAACAATAGAAGCCTTGCTGCAACGAATTGATAATTAGGATGATCCAATTCAATTAAATCTGATGCAGACTTCACAAGAATATCCTGCACTTCACTTGTCTTTATACCATCAAAGAATTGAAGACCACTGTTCATCTCTACCTGTGATGCAGCAACACCTGCCAATCCTTCACAGGCAAACTCCACCATCTTATGAACTTTTTCCAAGTTAATGGGCTCTTCTGCTCCATCCCTCTTGATTACTTTAATTCCGTTGCTCATACCTTCCAATTTGATAGTTGTAACTTTGCTTCTAAGCCTTGGTACACATTAGATTGTACCACATTTTTTACATTAATGCCAGCATTTGACATGTCATTCAGATCCTTGTGTTCAATTCCACTTGGCCAAATGACTACCTTATCTCCACTGTCGATGGACTTGGAGATTTTGTTGGTGATTTCTCTACTGCGAGGTTCGTTATCATAAACCCAAATATAATCGCTCCAACCAAACGACCGAATATCAATATCGGAGCCGCACATAGCAACCGAGTTTTCCAAGAAGAAGGAATCGAACGGTCCTTCAACAATATAGATGGTGTCATTTGTGTTTAGTGTATCTAATCCGAATAACTTAGGTGCATCCTCTTCAATCATCACAGTAATATACCTCATCCTTGCATTTGCATACAAAGATCTACCTTGGAAACCAATTAAATTTCCATCAGCGTTATTGAGAGGTATAATAATTCTATCTTCATCTTGAGAGGTACTAGAGAATGTCTGCTTCTGAGTGTTTGTCCATTTTTTAAACTCTGGACAGTAGTATAATCTGTTTAATTTATCCTCTGGTATACCCCTCCCAAGAATATATTTCTTCGCTGGATGTGATTTATTTAGAGAGGAAAGAGGTTCAAGATTTACAGATCGTTTTTTGAATTTTGGTTTTGAAACAAACTGTGTAAGATTAGGCTTTGGTACGTTCCCACCAATGGTTCCTTCCTTATATCTCTCCATCACATACTCATCATATACATGAGGAGCCTGATCCTTCAGAAAATTAGAAAAGGATCGTGTGATGCCACAGTTGTGACATTTAAACACATGATCCCCTTTGACCGCGAAGATATATCCTCTGGTCTTATTCTTATTCTTTTTTGAGTCACCACAATACGGACAACGGAAAGTCCATAGACCTGGCTTAACCCGTTTATACTTCTGTAATGTAGCCGATGCCAAGTTTAGATACTTGGTATCCAGATAACTCATCCACTAAAACTTGAGGTCTTATTATCATAGCACTCTCATCGCCATTCGTCAACAGTGGACGAATTATTTTCTGTCCGACTGGACTAACGAGGAAAGATAAAATAGACAGAGCACCAAAAATAGTCCACATTTTCTTTTCCATGACCCTAAGACGGTCATCGACTTTTCTGATGTCTCGTTCACATCCCCTCTTTATATCTAATGCTTGACGGTTTACTTCACGATGGACTGACTCGATCTTCTCAAAGAGAACACCATCAATCCTATCTTGCTTATCTAACTTCTCGTTGTGAACAGCAAGAAGGTTACCCATCTTAACTGAATTGTCTTGGAGAGTATCAACCACCTTCTCCAGTCGCTCTATTATAGCAGCGTTAATACTCTCGGCCATTTCACAGTGCTAGAAATGTTTCTAGTACTTCTTTGCTCTCTGGTAACATTTCAACTAACTTCTCCTGATGATCTTCGGATAGTTGATTGAACTTATTAATAATAATTATTGCTTGCTCTTGGTTCAATTCCAATTCTTCACTCTCACCAAAGAAGAATGTTGTAAGTTTACCTTCATCAGCCAACTCACATAGTGACTCAAGGTATACTAAACCATCAACAAACTGTTCCTTCTTGGTTTGTAACTGTGTAGATAATTTCTTCTGTCTGTCCTTTGCTTTCTTCTGATAATCTGAGGACTTAGCACGAGAGATCATCTGGATCTCTTGCTTTCTATTAGCAGCACGCTTCTCACGTTCTTGTTTCTTCTGAACCTTACGCTTCTGCGAGATAAATTTATATGCTTGCTTGGTATTCTCACCGCCTGATTGAGATGAGTTTTCAAGTACTGTTTCCTCAGCCATTTTCTTTTTCTTAGTAAGACGTTTAATAAGTTTTCGAGCAGCTTTACTCCTACCATCTATGTAGGTAGGATCGTTTCTACGATGTTCCCACTGCTTACCAGCAGACTCCATCTTCTTCCTCTTCTTCACTGCCCTCTTATGAAGTTTCATGATAGGATCAAATCCCATTATGGCACCCTTGCCTGTGACAGCAGTGTTAATTGGACCTGCGTTAGTAGGAGCTCCTCCTTCCATTATAACTGCTTTAACTCCTCTAGAATACAATCGTTAATTGCAATCGCCCTAAGACTATCACTTTCATGGGGAGGATATTTGTTTAAAAATATCATGATTGCTTTAATGTCTGACCAATAATCTCTTTCCATTTTATAGAAAAGAAGATGAGGTGCAGCCTCACCAAAAACATTGTATATGATTATGATATGATTTAAAAGGAGATTGAGTTTAACCTCAACACCCTTATGATATTTCTTGAGGAGACGCTTAATATACTTAAAGCGTCTCATGTCCTCAAAGAAATCTTCCTTCGTTGCCGCTTGAGGGTTATCATAATTTTTAATAG